TTTTATTATAATTAAAATCGTAATTTACTAATTTACCTTCATATAATTCAAAATTATCAAAATAAAAACTAGTACCAGATTTAGTTACGGTTACATCTTGAAGTGATACAAAATTATATGAAAAATTATCAATTAAATTTGAACTAAATGTGGTGCCTCTAGGAATATTTAAAGTTCCTGGTGTGGTATTTAAAGTAGTTACAACAATATTCACAATAGCTTTTGGAGCAGAGTAAGAATATGGAATATAACTTAATGTTTTTGCATGAGACACAACTGAATCACGCAACAATGCTGTATCCAAAAATGCTTCATTGGCAACCATGTTAAGATAGTAGGCATTATAATGGGTGTTATAAGCTAAAACATCCAGCAAAACACTAAGTCCAGAACCATCAAAATTGTAGTCTGTGAACTCAGTTTGTTGTTGTAGATAGGATTTTAGATTATTCTTGATTGTATCAAAATCAAGGTCTGTAATTTGTAAACGAGCTGTTGTCATTTATCGTATCCGTTCAAGGAGAAAATTAATTGTTATGGGTGCAGTTTGGTTCACTATGTAGAATTCCAAGTAAACTTTAAATCCATTATTTTCGTAATCAGCGGTTACAATTACAGTTCCAACAGTTGCTCTAGGTTCATAATTTACGATAGTCCGCTCTATCTCATCTCTTATAGTAGTTGCCGTAATACTGTCAAGATTTTCAAATAATAACCTACGAACATTTGAACCAATATCTGGTTGAAACGGTCTTTCGTAATGGTTTGTAAGTATAAGATTCTTTATGGAATTGACAACAGCCATCGGACCGATGGACTTACTAATGTCTTTCCGAATTGGATGAATATTAAAATTCAAATCCAAATCTTTAAAATCTCTAACAATATCTGTGGTAACTGTAGCCATATCTTATTTATGAGTTAAGCCGAGAGACAAGTTTGTCGGAACCAATATAATTATTAGCTAATTGCGTATCAATAGGCCCCATATTTGAAAACTGAGAAACTTTACCAAAATCTTGAACTACTTGAGCGCTGTTCCTGAAGAAATTGATATCGTGAGTTCTTCTGGTATCAATTAAAGTATTGGCCGTTTGAATGTGTGAAATGATGGTGTTTATTTGAGAACCAGTCAAATTAGATATATTCGTAACATTTAGAGAACTGTTTAAACTAATTCTATCAGTATAAATTATGGTGTTATTAGCGTCCAACTGGTCATTGACAAACAAACTAGTGAAACTACCTAATGCAGCTGAACCATTTGATATGCCATCAGTTTGATGTGTTAGATAAATTAGAAACTTACCAAAACCTAAAGCACTTTCACGATATGGATAATCTCTAGCAGTTGTACCGGCATCGGCCAGCGCAGTCACACCAGAAATATTATCAGTATGAGATTTAAACTGGTTTAAAGTTATTAAAAAGTTATTAGCTGTATTTGCTAAATTTGCACCTTCACCATTATAAGCTAAAGGAAATGTATTTGCAGTAAATACATTATTTGATGTTTGGAAAATTAAACTCGTATTAGCATACAAAGTTGTATAAACATTTGCTGTTGGATTTTTATAGTATCCTCCAGTATTGTTTTCTGCTAAGTCAGTTACTTGCCAAGCTTTTGGTAAAAAACTTGGTGATGTATTTAAATGATTAATTGCTTCATCAGATAATGTAAAAATTGTTGTATTATTGGAGTCAAAATCAAAACCCAATCTTCCATAAACGCTTGCCATTTTATTTCCTTTTCATAATATATTAACCTGCCATAATTTCACCAGTTGGTGCTGGTTTGTGTGTTAATCTTAAAATATAGTTAACTACATCTGATTCCCAAATAGAACCACCAATAATCGTTGTGCTAAACAAAGATGTTAGTGAGGCTGTTGTAACACTAACTCCAAATGTTCCTGATTTAAGAGCTAAAACATCACCAAATGAAGCAACTGGAAAACCAACTGCCAATCCGCCAGTTAGTGAAACAAACCCTAAAGGACCAGCACTAACACCTGTTCCCGCATCAACTCTTGTTTTAGAAGTAATTATGTCACCTTGAATTGCTCCAGCAACATTTAAATCGGATCTTATTTGAACCACATCACTTGCAGCTAAAGAAATAGAACTACCAAAATCTTCACCAGCTTGAATCGCAACATCAGCTTGGCTTAAAAGTGTTAAATCATCAGTTACACGAGCATTCATTTTTCCGCCAACTTTAAGATTGTAATCACCTTTTACATCAACATTATAATCACCACGAACTTCCATGTTACAGTCACCCATAACTGTTACACTACACCGTCCTTCAATTAAAACATTTTTGTTTTTAATTGTTATTTCATAATTATCACCAAAGATTTTATATACTTGGTCACCATTAGGATGCATCTCAATAAAACTATTACTTTTGCCGTGTTGTAAACGAATATTTTCACGACCAGGTGTATCATCCATTGCAAATAGATGTCCGCCATCCGTCATTTTTATATCATAGTATGGATATACAGGTTGATATGTTTCATTTGCAGCGGATTCTGGTTCTGTCCAACCTGAATCTCCAGCAACGCCGGGTACATTTAATGGAGAGTATGTTGACATATTAACCTAGTAAATTTGGTGGTCTATCAAAAAATTGTGGAGCCAAAACTGCTGAATTGTTGGTAATATTTTTTTCTTTTTCATAAGCTTGAATTGTAGCATCTGCTGCATACACTTCTTCTAGAGTTGTAGGAACTAATAAACCTGCAGTTGCTGTAATAGGTATTGTAGCTGCAAGTTGAGCAGCTTCACCAGCTGCATTTAATACTTCTCCAGCAGCTGCAACTGCATCTTTTGCTTCAGCTATAACTTCTGCAAAACCAGGACCACCATAAAATCCTCCAGCTTGTGCTTCAGCATCACCTGCATTTGGATCAGCACCAGTGCCAACTGCCGCAGCTGATGCTATAATACTAGTAAAAACACTAACAATTAATTTTCTTAATCTTGCTAAACAATCAGCCAATAATTTTGCTAATGCAGCAGGAAGACTTAAAATCCATGCGATGATTTCACGAAGTTTTGTTATATAAGCCAAAACATATTTTTCAAATTCAATAATTGGTTTAATAACATACTTATTAAAATCTCTCAACTCTCTTGCAATATTTTTTAACAAATTTACCCAATAAGTTGATTGGCCAGAAGAATCACTTAATCCTAAAGCTGCCAATATTTTACGAATGGCTTCTCTAATTGTATTAGCAATAGCTTTTGTATATTTTGATAAATTTATATCTTTTAACATTTCCAATTTAAAATCACAAACATGGCTTCTTCTAGCATTTGTATAATCAATCGCTTTACAATAATTTTCTGTTGTTGGTGTTGATGGTTGACCAGGTACAGGTCTATTAGAACTAACTGGTGGATTCTCTTCTACAATAATTCCACCTCTAACAACTTGTTGAGCAACTATTCCAGATTTTCTAGGTGGTGGTTCTGGTGCCAGTTTAACTTTTAATGCTTTAATTTGGTCAGGAATAGTTGCAACTTCATTTTTATATCTGGCTATGATAGCCTGATTATCTTGTAGGTTTGGATTTAAACCTGCTAAACCGTTACGAGCAATTCTTAGTCTGTCTTCTAAACGAGCGATTTCTGTTTGAATTTGTGCCTTTGTTTGTACCGCAATGGCATTATCCACTGCTCTTACTGATGCTTGTGAGTAGGCAGTAGGATTTCCGTATACCCCTTCTTGATTTGGGTTTAGTGCTCTAGAATATCTTTGTCCAGGTGTGATTGTAGTTGCCATTATATTTTCTCCTAAGCTTTTATTCCGGGTAAAACACCCATCATTATAGGCATTTGAGCTTGTTCACCATCCATATAAAAACCAAGAACCCATTCTCCAACTGATGGTGTAGAGAATTGTTTAGAATTATTAAGTGGTATCATAGCTTGCGCCCAAGGTAAATCTTTTGTTGGTAAAATAGTTGTATTTTCATTATGCCATCCAAATATACGAACTTGACAACGGCCAACCATTAATGGGTCAACACGGTTTTCTACAATACCAACCCACCATATAAAACCATTTTTACCTACAAAATTTGTATTCATTAATTATCCATCGCCATAGACATTCCAGAAGTTTCATTTATAACTAATGGTTTATTTGTAGAATCTGTAGCTAATTCAATAACAGTTTCATGTGAATCATTTCTAATAATATGCCTTGCAGCAGTAATTATATATTTACCAGTTAAAGATTCATCCAAAAATTTACCAGCTTCAGGTTTAAATGACCTAGCTGGCATTTTTAAATTCACTACAAAACCAGAAGTGATGCCAAAATTACCAGGTAAAGTTAAATGTATTGTTGTTTGCAATAAATTTCCTATTATTGGAGCTCTCTGAAAAACATAAGAATGTGTATCATCAATATTTATTCCTGTTTTTGAATCTTTTTGTGTTATCCATCCAGAATAACTACGAGAAGACGCATATGCATATAGTGAAACTTTAGAATCATACATTTCTGAAGCATCATTTCCTTCACGATTTAATGCACCACTAACATTTGGATATTTGTTTAAGTGATTGGTATTATTATATATTTCAGAGATACCTATTTTATTAATTTCAATTTGCCTTGTTAAAGGATCTATACCTATAAATTTACCAGCATATAAACCATTTTTAATATTTGAAATTAAATTTGTTGAATTATTGACTTTAGCATTAATAGCACCATAAAATTCTTCATTATTTGAACCAAGAACATTTTTAGGTCCAAAATTAATATTTGTTATGGGTGTTTGTTTTATAATTTCAGTCAAAGAAATAAAGTTATAACCATACTTGTTTTCAAAAAAGAAAAAACTTGGTAAATTTTCTGAATTTACAGCTCTTTTACATAACCAATCTATTGCATCTAATGGAGATAAATTAGGAATAACTATTAAATGTATACCTTTTGATTTTTCAATTAAACTTCTTTTTGAAAGTGGAACTTTTAAATAATTATCTAAAACTACATTTACAATATCAGTATAAGTTCCATTAAACGATTGAGTTATTTTTTTTTGTTCAGAAAAAATCATTTCTTCCGATGCAAAATGTAAAATGTAAATTTCTGAAGTTAAATTAATGTTTTCTCTATTGCTTTGTTTATAAATTCTAAAAGTTTTATTGAATAGTGTTGGTCCACTTTCATCAGATTTTGAAATTTCTATTTGTATATACTCACTGCCATCCAATGATAATTTAGATGTTAACCCAATTGCATCTCTAATAACAATTTCACCACGCATACATGGCATAAACATACCATCATAAATGTTTATTTCTTGATAAACACCTACAATATCAATATTACCAAATTTTGTAATTAATATTAATTTCTTTATGGTAAATTGATTAGATTGTGATAAATTTAAACTCATGCTTTAAAAACACTTTTTAATTCTTGTTCAAGTCCAAATGCAAATTCTGGTTTTAAAATTTTAATTTCCCTTTTATTTTCATTTTGTTCCAACTCATAATCATAGTATGTTTTACTTTCTTTTGTAACGGAAATAGTAATTTGATTACCATCTTTTAGTGTTACATTACTTGATGAGACTGAAACATTTGCATATGTATTAGCATCAACTTGAACTTTTTTCTCCAAATATTGGCCATTTTTTGTTGTTGTTCTAGTTTCAATTGAATAATAAGATTGTGTATTTTGTTGAGCCCAAACTAATCCAGTTTGGCCAGCTGATACATTTGCATTAGCTGTATACTTATCATCAATAAATGATATCAATGTTCTATAATCTAAAGGCCAATCAAATTGTGGATCAATAATATTATTCATTGCCAAAACAATCCAATGACGTTCTGAAGAACCATATATTTTGTTTGCTATAATTTCCGGTGTATCACTATCTTTAACATTGTATTTTTCATAAATTGATGTGTTATCTTTAAAAGATTGCTCAAGAGAAAATCGTGATATAATATTGGTAACAACATCAACTCCATATATTTTATCTTCTAAAGTATAGTAAGTTTTAGGAAAGTTATTAAAATATTTTGCCATATATTATTAATTAATTTGATTACGATTATAATTAAGAGCGCCAGTCAAAGTTTTATTTGCATCCAATAACTGTGACTGAGTTGCTTTGGTTAAATCACCTGGTTTAGAATCCCTATTTAATAATGGACTACCTTTAGTTATAAATTGTGTTTCTTTAAATGATAAACTCAAAGCTATTCCAACAGGCATACCTGTTCCACCTTTTTCTGCAAAAGGTTGGCCAGGAACTTCGTAAGTAGCAAACCCATTAGGTGCATAATTTGTTGTTATACCTTCCAAAACACAAGTTGAAATTTTTGGTATATTTGGATTAGGCATTCCATTATAATAAAAAGCAATATCAAATTCAGAAGGCGGCCGTAAAAAATAACCGTTTTGGTCACCTAATTCTGGAGCTTGATGGAATCTTAATAAATCAATAATTTTTAATACTACAGAAGATTCTTGTTCATCTCTTGGATAAAAAAGAAAATCAAAATTAAATGCTCTGAAATTTGGTGTTGAGTAAAGTATTTCGGACATTGGATTTATAACTTGTCCACCTTGACCAGCCGCAAATAATATTTGGCCAACTTCAGATTTTCGCAACATGTAATTCCAATAATAAGGAAAAACAGCAGATGTTATGTTTTTAAGGCTTCTTGTTTCACTCATTAATGCGTCTACAAAAGAAGTTCCGCCTTCAAGCATTGCCATCATTTTTGTTCCACCAGGAGATACAGTATTATATGATTGCGTATCACTAAAAACTAAATTATTAGGCATGTAAAGAGCAATAGTATCTTTTATTCTACGAATTGTCCTTACTCCAATATCTGGATTAATTCCTCCAGTAGCATATCCAACCACACTTCTTAAACCAGTAACTTCAGCGGCGCCTTGTAAAACAGGTCCAACTCCAGGAATTGTACCTAATGCTCGGCTTGCTGATAAAATACCACGAGTAGCAGCATTAATTGCTCTCACAGCTCCTCCATCCCCAACAGCTTGTCTATTTTCATGAACAGCTGGTTTGTTTATATCAATAGCTTCACTTTTAAAATTTGTATAAATTTGTTCATTAATGTTTATAAGTATGTAATGACCTTTATCTACTGAACCTAAATCAATTGGATATCTGAATGTTTTTGACTCGTAAGCTCCACCATTTAATTGATCCAAAAGTCTTGAATTTCCAATACGTTTTCCTTGACCGGCGATATCAATACTGCCGCCTAAAAGATTAAAAAGTGCCATTGAAATTCCTATAAAAGTTGACTACATATTTATATGACATTCGGTAACAAAACATACAAAGGAAGATTTAAACCTAACAATCCAAAGAAATACAATGGTGATGCCAATAACATCATCTATCGTTCTACATGGGAAGTGAGGGTTATGA